TACGATGCTGACTAGAATCTTTGCTGCCCACAGCATCATTGACTTGCTTTGATCGGAAAGCCGAATTGACCATGATGGGCTTGCCTCCAAGTACTGTTTTGACTTGCTCAAGAAATTCTGCAAGACGTTTGAGGTTTGCAAGTTCTGCTTCATTTGGGATATTGTCAAATTCACGATGGTCGGTGTGCGTAAGTTCTGCAAGGGTGAAGTGAGGTGTCATTTTGCTGCCCTAGAAAGCAGATCGGTTTTGGCTTGCGAGCCTGCCGATGAGCCAAAGTAATAGGCAATGATGCCCGTCCAAGCCGTACCAAGTGACCCAAGCATCATCAGAATAGCGGGGTTGCTGCTGTCGATCTGATTGAAGAACATCATGACCATAATGCCAAAGAAGCCGATGGTCACAGCGCCAGCCAGCAATGGCGGCATCATTGAACGGGTAGTGGCCTGCATATCCCGTGCTGATTTGCGATCTTCGACTTCCAACTTCTCAAAGTTCAGGCCAAGTTCCTGCGCTTGTTTTTGCAGTTCAATCTCGGCCAGCTTGACTTGGGCGATCTGCTCGGCTGACAGCTTGTTGTTGGCGATCAGGTCACCCACCTTTGCCTCATCCACACCAATGGCCTTAGAGATTGCCGACACCGCCATGCCAGCCAAAGGGCCACCAAGTGCGGTAGCAATGGTAGGTGCAATTTGTTTAAGCCAGTCCATAATTACCCTTTCAATTCAAAACTTAGGTTTGGGTGGCGGGGATATTGAACCACACGTTCACCCTCTGGACATTTGTATTTAATGGTTGCCAGCAGTGTGGCTGTGCCGGGTGCAATCTTTTCTTTTTGCACCATAGTCAATTGATAGGTAAACGTGTCAATAGTTGGCCCTGCTGGGCCGCTGAACTTGCTTGCGGTTGTGGTTGCTTCATGCACCATGCCAGCCGCATCACGGATGCTTGGCGTAAAACTTTCAACAGAGCAATCGTCCCGTTTTTTTATCCGTGCAACTGTGACAATGATGGGCTGTCCAACTTCTGCCGTAATCTTAAAATTCTCTGGCGACCATTCCAAAATAGCTTTGTCAAACCAACCAAACTTATCGGCAAGCGTGTAGCTGCCACCTAATGCGGCGATACTAGCGGCAACGGCTCCGATGGCTTTGGTCAGGTCAATCATTTGTCCACCTTTGAGTCCAGCTTATCAAAAATCTTGCCAAGCATTTCTTTGATGTCGTCAATGTCTCGGCGGTAATCGTCTTTGGATACGTAATTGGTAGGCATGGCTCTGACATCCGTATCAAGGCGCTCAATGGTTCTGGTAATGTTGTTCAGCACCCAGCCGCCAAGGAAAGCAATCAGGCCAAGGGCAACGTTGATGATTTGTTGAGTATCCATTATTTTGCTAAAGCGTTTTGGTTTTCTGATGCGGGCATTTGTGCGGCAGCGGCGGCAGCGCGGGGTGCAATTTGCCTTGCCAATTGATTTGTTGCTTGTTGTTCAACCTGTCGCGCCATTGCTTTTTGGATAGATTCTGCTGTAACCGCTGGGCTTAACATTTCACGCGCCAACTCCATAGCCAACTTATCGTCCACAACACCCAGCAGTCGTTTAACCACTGCGTTATAAATGGTGATGGGCATGGACAGAATAGATGGCGCAGGCACCACGCCGGTTTCCTTACCGGCTTGAGTTGCTAACCGGCTTACGTCTTTGCTGCTTTTTCTGCCTGCGGATGCCAAGCGCTCAAACTCAGCTTCACGGGCTAAATCGTCACGCACAGAATTGATTGCGGTCAATTGACGGTTGTCTAACCCTTTTGTCAATTCGCCAATCCGCGCTTCTACGGCCAAAGCGTTAGATCCGGGAGGCAAAGCGGGGGCCAACTTGTTGCCGCTTGCCTTTGCCATGTCTTCAACACGCGCCAAACGCTGCGCGTCTTTGTCAATAACATCAAAACGCTGGCGCAAGTTCATCCCTGCGTTGTCATAGATGTCAATCGTGCGCCCGTAATCCCGCATAAAGTTAGCGTGAGACGTGCCGCCTTGTGCAACTTTTTTGCGATAAACGTCTTCAATACCTGCCCGCGCAATTTTTAACGCATCTGGATTGTTGCCAAACAACTGGGTAAATTGCCGCGCTTCCGACTCACCGTTAGGCGTGAAGTAGCGGTTTATAACATCTTCAGGCCGAATTTTGCCTTCGCTCAAACTGGTGCGCTTAAACAAGTTGGCGTTGACGCCTTCTTTAAACCGAGGCGCATACTCAGTGCGATATTTAGATACGGCGTTGGCGTACAACGTTTTAGCATCGTCGGTCAAGGCGGTGCTTTTGCCAATTGCGTCATCAATTGCAGTGTGTAACTGCCGTAAATTTTTTAGTGTTGTAGCCGCCATTGGCGCGTTGCTAGTTGAGGCCGCAGCAATGTCGGCGTTAATGGCTTTGCGAACATCATCAAGTTGCAAAAGAGTTGCTTCAGGCGTTGCTGGTGGCGGTGTAGGTTGCTTTGCTGTTTTAAAACCTGCTTTACCAACAGTTACTGCTTCTGCTTCAGGCACAGTCGGTATAAAGCCGCGCAACTTGCGTACTGTATCGGGCGCAGTTTCAGTGGCAAAACTTGATAGCTTGCGGTCCAGAATACGTTCGGCGTCAGCAATAACATTTGAAATGTCAATTTTGGCATCGCCGGCAGCGTCAAACGCAGCTTTATATGCAGGCTGAGTCACGTTAGCTTTGACAGATTGTCTTTCAGCGTTGGCAGCGACAGATAAGGCATTGCCTACTTCAGACGGGCTGACATCAACCAAATTACGGTCAATCTTTGCTTGCAGTTTGCCCGCAACATTTTGAAACCGTTGTTGAGCACGTGTTTCTTGTGCTAGTCTGGCTTGGTTTGTTTGCGCGGCTGCGCCAGCGTACTCAGTAGCCACGCCAGGTAACTCGGACAACTCTTGTTGCAACGCAGAAAATTTAGCCCCACCAACAGGTGCGGCCACTTGGCCCGCAGTTGGCGCAGAACCAGGAACAATTACAGCCCCTTTGTTGCGTAAGGCGTTGACAATATCTTGACCTTTACCTTCAACAGCGTCTAAATACGTGGCCGATTTAAGGTCTGTAATTTTGCGCCCATAATTTACCGCCTTACTAATTAACGGTGCAATTACAGTAGGCACCGCAGCGCCTATGGCCGCGCCCATTTCGGTGTCTTCTGGGTTAACCGCAGCAGCAGACGCACCGCCCACCACAGCGCCGCCTACGCCTTTTGTTGCTACGTTTACTACGCCTGGTTTAAGGCCAGTTTGAAACCCCGCGCTCTCAATAGTTGTGGCCAACGGCGTCAAAAATTTGGCCAGCGATGGGGCCATTTGAGCCGCTTTTTTTATCGGCGCAGCGATTGCGCCGCCCACAGGCAGCGTACCTACTATTTGACCGCCTACTCGCCCAACTTCTGCACCAGCTACGCCACCGTACTGTTGTTCAAACTCAGATTTTTGACGTGCGGATTCTTCTCTGGCACCTTTAATGCCCAACGCTTCCGTGGCCGCAATGTACGCCGTATCCGTAATATCCTGCAAGCCTCTGTATGCGCCCACAACAGGCGAATACAGCGCTTTAAGCGCGGGGTTTGATAGCGCAACAGAGTAAGGCGTTGCACCCCTACGAGGTGCGGGAATTTCAGATGGCGCGGCAGCAGGCGCTGCACCGTTGTCAGTCAGCCATTTGTCGCCAACAAGATAGGCTTTTACGCCCTGCTTATTGGTGGCCGATTGCAAAATGGGTTGCCATTGGTCACCGACCAAAGCAACACGTTCGCCCGTGGTAGGGTTTGTCGCAGTTTGCAAAGGCATCTTGCGTCCTTACTGTTGATCTGGGGTAAAGCCTGCGGGCGGTGCAATGCGAGGGGCTGCGGCAGCAGGACTTGCGTTGCGGCTCGTCTTGTAATCGTAAGTCATGTCGTATGCTTCACGCACACGTTGTTTGGCTGCTCGGGCTACGTTGGCTGCGGATTCTAAAGCTGTTTTTAAATCTGCCGTGTCTTGTGATCGTCCAATTGCCGCAAACGCATCGCGTAAATATTGATTTTCTTGGTTGGATACGTTGCCCAACGCGCCGCCAGTTGGAGAAGCCGCGCGCATAGATTGCAATTCTGAAAAACCACCACGCGCTAAAATGCTTTTATACTTTTCTAAAGCTACACGTGCATTTTTAGTAATCGCTGGGGTATTACCATAAATAAGACCGGAAATTCCAGATAAACCTGGGTGTTTTGCCAATTCGTCCAAATCAGCAGCTAACCTATCTGAACTAGACTCAATTGTTTTAACCGCCAAAGTTGCCGCTGGATACTTGGCTTCACGAGTTTGAATCTCTTTGGGGTTTAAACCTTCTAGTGCCGTTGCGGGCGTCATACGCCCTTGCAAGGCTTGTTCACGGCTTGCAAAAACTATTTTTCCAGTAACTGGATCAACCACTTTTTCAAGCGGTTGTTCTGCGCGAGGCTGTGGTGGTGGTGCTGGCGGACGACTTGCTAACGCCATACGAATGCGTTGCGCTTCTACTTCTGGATTAAGCAAAAGATCTGGACGTTCTGCACGTTTTGCGTCTTGGTACGCTTTAAAACCTGCTTGCGTTAATGGGTAACCTAACTGTTGCATCATTACGGCATCTGGCGGTTCGTTCTGCCCCCGCTTTGAGAACAACTCAAGTTGATCTTGCAAAATACGCGCTTCGGACATTGCTTGTGAAGCCATGCGTGGATTAGCACGGGCAAAGTCTAGCAACTGTCTTATTCGTTGTTGAGTCGGTGCAATTTGATCTGCGTTAGATTGTGGTGCCAAAGCATTAACTGGCATAGCGGCAGGTGTGGGCGCAGCCAAAGCATTTACTGGCGCAAGCTGCTCAGGGACTTTAAACACCTCTACGCCAAAGGCGGCGTTGGGTTCATTAACGCGATTAGAACTAACTGCTGGCGCAGGAGCGCCGGTAGGCATAGCGCCGCCGCCACCTAACTTTGCATACGCATCTAAATCTTTGAGTTTTTGCTTACCTTCCAAAGCCATTTGGACATATTGAGGTTTTCCTGTTTTAGCAATTTCATCAAAAAACGCATTAAGGTCACCGTCATGACCCAAACTTTTAAGTTGCGTTTGAAGTTGCATTGCTTCCTCACGGTCGCGCTTAAGCTCCTCAAGTTTAAACCGGCTAGTGTCTTGCGCGATTTGATTGGTTTCTTGCGCCATTCGTTGCTCTTGGCCTTGCTCATAGCCTTGCATAAAGCCACGTGGTCCGGGCCGCGCTAGGGCATTAAAATTTAATTCAGCCATGTTTGTTCCTTAAGGTGCAAAACCAGTTGGACCTTCGCCAGCATAACCTGATCCGTACCCGCCGCCAAAAGACATGGGGCTTGTAGACATGGGGTTTCCTCCACCACCCGACAAATACTTGCCAAAGGCACTGCCAATGTCTCCGTATGTAGATTCGCGGCTTCGTTGGCCTGAAATTAAAGCGTTGCCAGTGTTTACGCCTTGCTGATACATTTGTGGCCCTGCACCGGCAGCGTAGTTTTGCCCACCAGCAGACATTGACCCCGCCGCTGTTGGAGCAAACCCAACAACGCCAGCAAGTGCATTACGGCGCAATCCTTGGGTGTCTCTAAAACGGTTGTATGCGTTTGAGTATTCTTGCGAACCCATTTCTTGACCAAATCGAGTAGCAGCTTTAAGAGCGCCACCAGAAATCAAACCACCACGTGCGGCGGCTTGACGATCAAGCCCTTTTTGACCTTCCGACAAACGGAATGCGTAACCTGGGTCGGTAGTAAAGTCGCCCATATTAAAACCGCGCACCAATTCACCGCCCTGCCCAATACCTTGAAGATACCCCGGCAAAGCGTTAACGCCAGCTTCGTAGAAAGGTTTTTGACGGGCAACACCTTCTTCATACATCTGGCGGCGTAGCGCAATGTCTTTTTCTGCTGCTGCGTTTGCTGCATTTGCCGCGCTAGACGCCGCATTGCCAGCTTGGTTGCTTTCTATTGCGCCGCCCAATGCTCCACCAATTGCGCCGCCAACACCTGGGAACAATAAATTTCCACCAATTGCACCCAATGCAGATAATAAACCCATAGCATTCTCCTTATGTCACCTCACGCCCAGAGACGCGAATATTGATTGCACTGGCAGTACCAGCAATTGTACTGATGAAGTCACCAACACCAAGCACTTGGCCCACCAGTTCAGGGAACGTGTAGACCTCAGACGCTTGCAGGGTCTTGGTCTTGGTAATCAAGTTGGTGTTACCGGCAGAACCAGCAGACGTCACCAAATTCACGCTGATCGTAGCTGCCGTGGCAGTGATGTTGGTTGCTGTGAACTTGTCAAGAATTGCGGTAACGCCAGTAGCTGTGTACTGAGTTGTTTGCGAATTTTCGGCAAACTTTGCGGGTACAAGTACCTTTACTGATACGGTCATGGTTTACTCCAATAGCAGGTTGTTGTTAGCGGCCTGTTGCATGATGATCCAATTTGTGCCGTCAGACACCATTGTCGCCCAATTTCCTACAACTGCCAAGAGGATTGCGGTTCCAGCAGTCGTGCTGTCAATCAGCACAACGTTACTGGTTGCAGACACCAAGGTCTGCGCCTGCAAGTTTTTAAAGACTAAATACCTACCAGAATATGCAGATGCAGAGGGCAAGGTCACCGTGCAAGTCGAGCCTGACTTGTTGTTGATAAGCCAAGTCTCGTTAGCGGCAACAGTAAAGTCAGCAGTCTTGGTAACTGGCGCTGATGACGCAGCGCTAATGGCGGCAGTGATAGCTGCGGTGTCAACAATTGGCTGCACCTGCAAAGCCTCAATCTGCTTTTGCATTTCAGCAGTCTGAGACACCAAGGCCGAGCAGCAGTCGCCCAATACGTCAGGCGCAGGCAGGGTAACTACTGGCGGCAGGGTCTGCAATTCTTGATTGACCGAGCGAAGCGCCGCATCGTAAGACGCAAGCAAAGAATCAGTATCAGTGCCAATATCAACGGTATCAACAACAGCCGTGGCAATGTTGTTCAGTGACAAGAAAAACAAATACCAAGCGCGATCAATCAGACCCGTGCGAGGGTCAACCAACGGCACTCGGGGCGGCGTGATTGGCGTTGGATTTGCATTAGGGCTAGGCATTTGTTGGACTTAGAATAAGTTCTGCGCCCATGATTGCAATCTTCACAGGGTCAGTGCCCGATAGCTCGTACACACGGTCACGCAGTTTGACAGTCATGCCCAGACGCCGCCAAAATGTTCGGTGGCCGTAAGCGCCGATCTTGCCAATAGGTGACCAGTGTTCGTTTGAATACGTGTGGCCTCCGTCATCTGACCAGCGCAACATAACTTGGGGATCGTAGCCAGGTGCGGCAAGGTAGGCGTTGGTAACAATCTCATAGCCCGTAATGTCAGTGTCTGATAAATCATACTGACCTAAAGGCTCAAAACCGTCCCCTGCTTCAGTGGTCAAGATGACGCCAGATTGCGTAGCCAAAAACGTTTGCACATATTCTGCAACAAGATTTAATCCTGACTCCGTATCAATATTTTCGCTGTCATAGCCAGGGTACAAATTTAGCCCCACACCTGTCTCGCAATCTAGTTGCAAGCTGTGCTGCGCGGTGCGCTTGAGGTTGTTTTGGCCGGTGGGTAGCGCCCTCCATGAGCGCAACCACTTTTGAATGCTGCCATTGTCCGAATAGTCGTCCAAGTCAAACGCATAGATGTTGCCGTTCTCAAAGTCGCCAACAACAATTTTGTTGTTAAACGCCATCTGGCAGTTACTGCGGTGACGGGTAAACTCACCATTAGCAAAACCTGCACGTTCGTGCCAAGCCTGCGTAGAGGCATCGTAGACCCAAGTGGTATTTGCACTAGGGAAAATCAGCACATAAAAACTGTGGCCGTCTTGTTGGTAGGTGTACGCAATAGCGTCCGTCAGGTCAGCGTACTGTTGAATCTGCCACTCAACAGCATGGGTAGAAATGCGGACACCCGAATAGCCATTGGCACGGTAGACAATACCTTGACCACGGCGGTCACGACCAAGCCAGAAAATGCCGTTGTCCATCTTGGCTATGGAGTAAGGAGCAGCGCAGCCTAGCTCGTTGAACGCCCCTTGGATGCGCTGCAAAGGGAAGTCTGTAGCACCAGAGTCAAACCAGACCTCAATCGAGTTTGTGCCAAAAGCCCACACTTCGCGGAAGTTGGATACCACAGCAAGCAAGCCATCAGGCGAGCCTTCAGTGCTGGCAAACTCCAGTGGGTCAATGGATGTGCCGTCCAGCAACTGAGTCACCCACATCAACTGGCTGTTTGGCTCGTTGAATACAAAGTAGCCATCCAGATAGCAAACAGTTACAGCGCCTGGGAAGTCAGGGTCAGTGATCTGACCAAAGGCGTTTGTCGTGTTGTTGTAAATGTAGCTTGGACCATTGGCCGCAATAAACAACTGAGTGCCGTTGTCAGCCAAACTTACAGGGCCGGTGCCAGCTACTGTGCCAAGCAATGTTGCTGCATAGGCATTGTCAATCTTGTAAAGCTGTGTGCCTGACACAACAAAGGCAATACCGTCATTGGGTGAGAACGCCCACAAGCCACGGATCGGGCCGGTGCCAATGGTGTTGAGTAAGTTCAAGCCAGGGGCGCGGTTTAAAAACGCCGGTTCCTTGCCTGCCTCGGGCACAATTTCTGGGAATAAGTTGACCATTCGCGCATCAGCAGCATTGACGCTACGTGCTACATAGGTTGAACCAAGGATGGGCGTTTTCATGCGACGTAACTTGGATACCACTTAGTTGTCGTAGCGTCGTAAGTCATTGTTAATGCCTTACTAACCACCGCTGTGCCTGCTAAAGCAATATTCCCCGCTGTTGTCCAAGTAAATATGCCAGTTGGAATTAACGTAATTGCGCCGCCCCCAGTAGAAATTGGCGCGGCAGCGGTGATATTCACAACTGCCGTTGTTCCTGAAACAAACGCAATTGGGGTTGTTGGGGCAATAGTTGTTGCGCTTGCAATCGTAGGAGCCGCAGCGCTTACGGCGCTAAAGCTACTTAGCGAAATGCTTGTGCCTGTGGCTGCGCCAAGAACAGGGGTTACCAAAGTTGGCGTAGTCGCAAATACGGCAGACCCTGTACCTGTTTCATCCGTCAAAGCCGTTCGTAAGTTGGCGCTGCTTGGTGTTGCCAAAAATGTAGCTACGCCAGTACCTAAGCCGCTTACACCGGTTGCAACAGGTAACCCCGTGCAATTGGTCAAAACGCCGCTTGCAGGCGTACCAAGCGCAGGTGCAACCAAAGTTGAATTGGTAAACAACAGTGCGTTGGTGACCTGCTTAGTTGTGCCTGATTGCACAATTGGCAAGACATCAGCAACGGCAGCAGCAGTTGCAACGGGAAGGGCTGTGATTGCAATAGTAGCCATGTTAGTAGTTTCCTGCGTAAATGTTGAATCGTTGACGGTTAGCCACCAATGCGTAAGGCAGTGCCATCACATCATCTGGGTTGTTAATGCGCTTCAAGTTGCGCTTGCTGGTCATGGCAATGCGTTGCACCTGTGGCGAAGGCTCTACGCCAAACTCAGGGGCAAACTCCATAGCCAAGTTGTACGTGAACGCACGGAGATAACCAGGTGGGTAATACAGAACCGTTGCCAAAGTTGCAGGGTTGTTCAACTCTTCAACCGACACAAAGTGAAACTCCAAGTCCTGCGTGGGCCTTGGGTAAACGTACATTTCAATGTCAGGAAACGACATGTTGATCCACATCACTTGTGGGTAAGTGGACGTTACGGTCTTAACAGCAATACCGTTGTACTGCTGTTGATTGATAAACTTGATGCCATACGACACATTGTTGGGCGCTCTGAAGTAAGTAGAGTCGTCAAGCAAAATGGGGCGGTTGCCTACAAAGTCGCCAGTTGGGCCAAGGGTGCGGCTAATAATGCTGGCAGGCCACGTAAAGACTTGATCTTGCGTAGAGAACACAGACAAACGTTCTGTGTTCCAACTGTCAATCATTTGGTTGAGCGCCATCAAAGCGTCTTGGGACGTAGCCGCAGAAGTCGTTTCACCTTCAGCAAGAACGCCAAGAAGCCGAAGCGACCGATTTATTTGATCTCCAGCGGTGTACGTAGCCATGCTCAGACTCCTTCAGTTTCCACCTTACGGGTGTATTTGCGCTTCACAACTAACGAGTTGGCCGATTCTTCAGAGTCTGAAGGCGTGTCTGGATTATAACGAGTCCAGCCATTTTTTTCATCCATTTCAGCCTCTAAATCCATAGTAGCCACTTTAGCGCCATGAACTGGATGCTCAAGGTAAATGATCATAATTTAAGAATGGGGGTGATTAGCCCCCATTTGGTTTACAGAACGTGGATCACAGCATAGTTGATCACAAAAGCTTCAGACAGCGAACCGCCAGAAAGGTTGCGAATTGTGATTACGCAACTTCCAGCGGTTTTGCTAGAAATCCAGCAGTTGTATGCACCAGCGGTAGCACCAGATGAAACGCTCAAAATCACAACATCCTTGGCACTAATTGTGCTGTTGGTCAAAGTGAACGAAACGTTTGTGATGTTTGCCAAAGAGGCGCCGTTCAGTGTGATCTGACCAGCAGATTTGTTCAGAGTTACCCCTGTAGACTTGTCTGTCAATTGAGTCACTGTACCGCTTGCTTCTGCGGTGTAGCCCAACTCGCCACCAGACAGAACAAAGTTAGACCCAATGATGTCTTGGTCTTCAAAAGCAACACCAATTGGTTTGGTATTAGAGGTCATGATGTTTCCTTTTAAAAATGAGGGCCGAAGCCCCCATTATTTACTTCAAGAACGCCGAGTAAGCTGCGTCACCAGTACGCACAAAACGGTATGTATGCGCGCCGAAACGTGCAATAGTCACAGAACCGAAAATCGTAATGCCAGTGCCTGTGGTAACAGGAACGGTAGACGATGAGCCAGTGTTGTTGTTGTTGCAGATTGTCAACTCAAAAGCAGAGCCAACTTTTGCGCTAGGGATAGCTGCATCGAGCAACGCTGCTGTAGGCAGAGTCACGGTCAATGTGGCATCGCTGCCTTTGTTGCAAACAACCAAACCAACTGCAACTTGATCAGCGGTCAACGTGGTGTCGCCAGTCAAGGTTGTAGGAATAGTTTGAACCGTCAGTTGTGCTTCGAGTAAGTTGCCGTCACCAATTTGGTAACCGCCTGCGCCATTAGGGAGTGCCATGATAATTTCCTTTAAAAGATGTTACGAAGAAAGGGGCCAAAACCCCAATCAATTTAGCCCCAGATGCGGCAACCCATTTGTGGGCGGATCGTGCTGAAACCGTACAAAACGTCAATACGGCAAGGCATACGGTCATTGTTAATATCGTACTGACGCACGATACGCAAAGAAATGCCGTTGTGAACTGCGCGAGCAGCCATGTCAACACCTTGGGGCAACAGCAAGTCGGCAGTTGCAAAGGTGATGGCGTCCTTGTGGTAAACCAAGTTCTGAGCGTACTGGCTAGATGCAGCACCCACAAACACAACCGCTTTGGCAGCAACAGGGAAACTGTCAACGGTAGCCAAAGCATTGGCAGAAGTGTAAATAGGGGCAACAGTCACAGTGATAGCAGTGCTAACCGCAGTTGCATCAGCCAAAGCTACAAACTGGAACAACGAACCAGTGGATTCACGGGTTTGTGGGTTTACAGCAAAGCAGTCAGCAACAGTGAATACGTCACCTGCTTTAACTGTCAAGCCAGAGCCAACGGTCAAAGCAATGCTGGTAGCGCCTTGAGAAGACACAGTGGTGGTCACAGTGTTACCCGTAGCAACGCGAGAGCCAGTAGTGTGCTGCTTGATAGACTGAGACATGTTGATTTCGTCATAGCCCAACACGCCAGTGCCCATCATGCCGTTGCGGAATTGCTTGGAGATAGTGTCGGTCGGATTAAACAGACCTTTCATACCTTCAACCAAACCAGCGTTAGCAGCAGGGTTCACGGTAGCGTAACGTGGAGACATCACAGCAGCGTTCTCATTCAGTTTCTGTTGGGCTTGCAAAAGGACCAAAGAAGTTGAAGGAGTGGTGCCAGGTGTACCAACGGTGTTACCGATGGATTTGTACGCATTAGCAACGTCAGCATCAATAGAAGATGCCAACTGGCTGATACGAGGCTTTAACACACGCTCTGCGAAGTCATCCAATTGCATGGTCAATTCAGCAGATGTGAAGTTGACACCGATGTGCTTTTGGCTGGCAACGGTCAAAGTGG